TTATCAAGCAGGACTAGACGCTAAGACTGCAGAAGGTCACAGGACTACACGCAATAAACTTCTAGTTGATAGTGATTGGACTCAGATAAACGACAGCCCACTAAGTAACGAAGTAAAGACTGCATGGGCTACCTACAGACAAGAGCTACGTGGTATTTCTGATCTAGATGAATGGCCTAACTTATCAGATGATGACTGGCCTGTAGCACCGTAAGGAACTAACATGGCTAAACAAGCACTAGACCAGATCAGACAAGCAGCTGAGAATGATCTAGAGTTCTTCATACAGCTAGTAGCTCCTCAACAATTACTAGGTGACTGTCACAAAGAAGTCATAGAGTGGTGGACAAGAGAAGACGCTAGAAACTATCAGTTACTTTTGTTTCCACGAGATCACGGTAAGTCAAGACTAATAGCTTACAGGGTAGCGTGGGAACTAACTAAAGACCCAACTCTACGTGTGTTGTATATATCAGCTACAGCTAACCTCGCAGAGAAACAACTTAGTTTCATTAAAGGTATTCTTACCTCAGAAGTCTACAGACGTTATTGGCCTAATCATATACACCAAGAAGAAGGTAAACGTACAAGGTGGACTAACTCAGAGATTAGTTTAGATCACCCACTACGTAAGAAAGAAAATGTTCGTGATCCAAGTATATTCACAGGTGGACTCACTACATCACTAACAGGACTACACTGTGACATAGCTGTACTAGATGATGTTGTAGTTGCTGAGAATGCTTTGACATCTGAAGGTAGATCAAAGGTTGCAAGTCAGTACTCACTACTATCATCTATCGAAGGTGTTGATGCTAGGGAGTGGGTTGTAGGTACGAGATACCACAGTAAAGACTTGTACAACGACTTGATGGAAATGAAAGAAGTTCTCTATGATGATCAAGGAGAACAGATAGGTGAAGATAACATATACGAAATCTTAGAGAAACCTGTAGAAGATCAAGGTGACGGTACTGGACAATTCTTGTGGCCTAAACAACAACGTAAAGACGGTAAGTGGTTTGGATTCGATATTGCTGCTCTTGCTAAGAAACGTGGTAAGTACTTAGACAAAGGACAGTTTAAAGCACAGTACTACAATGATCCAAGTGATCCTGATAACGTACCAGTAACTAGAGATAAGATACAGTACTTCGACAGGAAACACTTACACTTAGATAATGGTCACTGGCATTACAAAGATAGTAAACTAAATCTATTCGGAGCTATTGACTTCGCATTTAGTTTAAGATCAAAGGCTGACTACACGGCACTTGTCCTTATAGGTGTTGACTCAGACAACAACGTATACGTCTTAGACATTGACAGGTTCAAGACTGATCGTATAGCTGAGTACTTCGATCACATCTTTGAGTTACACAACAAGTGGTCATTCAGAAAGCTAAGAGCAGAAGTTACTGTAGCTCAGATGGCAATCGTTAAACAACTAAAAGAATTAATTAAACAACACGGTCTAGCTTTAAGTATTGATGAGTTCAGACCTAACAAACAACAAGGTAATAAACAAGAGCGTATTGCTTCGGTTCTAGAACCTAGATACGATAATCTTCAAATGTGGCATTATCGTGGTGGTAACACACAACACTTGGAAGACGAATTGTCTACTCGTAACCCACCACACGATGACGTAATTGACGCTCTAGCATCTGCAGTTGATATGGCTGTACGTCCAACACGTAACCTTAACAGGAAACGAGATAGTAATATAGTCTGGGCGAATAGCCGTTTCAGAGCAGGGAGTAGGTAATGAAAACTATTGATATTGAAAACCTTATCGATCCAGATAACCTTGCCGTAGAGATCGCAGATAAGTGGAGACTATGGCATCAGTTAAGACATCATTGGGTTGAGGGTACTAAAGAGTTACGTAACTACCTTTACGCTACTGACACAACCACAACAGCTAACGCAATCCTTCCTTGGTCTAACACAACGACTACACCGAAGATAACACAGATTGCAGATAACCTTCACGCTAACTACTTTGCTACTATGTTTCCACAACAGAAGTGGATGAAGTGGGAAGCAGATACTCGTGACTCAGCACGTAAAGAAAAACGTGAAGTTATACAGGCTTACATGGATAACAAGGTAAGTCAATCTAACTTTGTTACAACAGTCTCTGATATTATACAGGATTGGATTCTGTATGGTAACTGTTTTGGAATGGTAGAGTGGCAAGAAGGTTTTACAACCAAAGAGTCTGGAGAGTTTATACCTTCTTATGTAGGACCAAAGTTAAAAAGAATATCTCCTTATGATATTTGTTTTAATCCTACAGCTGCTTCATTTGAAGATTCACCAAAGATAATTAAAAGTATTAAGTCTTTGGGTGAGATTAAACGAATGATAGACTCAGACCCAAACAATGATTACCTTAACGGTGTCTTCGAGAAGATGATGTCTGCTCGTAAGAACGTAAGAGGAACAGATGGTCACTTCGAGAAAGCTGAAGGTTTTATTGCTGATGGTTTTACAAGCATAGAGCAATACTACGAATCAGACTACGTAGAGATTATGACATTTTACGGTGACATCTACGATCAAGAGTCTGGTGAGTTAATGTCAGATCGTGTGATTACTATTGTAGATCGTGCTCATGTCTTAGACAATCAAGAGAATCCATCATGGATGGGCAAGGCTCCTATCTTCCATAGTGGGTGGCGTAACCGTCCAGATAACTTATACGCAATGGGTCCACTAGATAATCTTGTAGGAATGCAGTACAGGATTGATCACCTAGAGAACCTCAAGGCAGATGTCTTTGATCAGATTGCTTACCCAATACTAAAAATAAAAGGTGATGTAGAGGACTTCGACTTCGAGCCTGGAGCTAGAATCTACATGGGTGAAGAGGGTGATGTAGGATACATGGCTCCTGATTCTACTGCACTAAACGCTGATCTACAGATTCAAGTCTTAGAAAACAAGATGGAAGAGATGGCAGGTGCTCCTAGACAAGCTATGGGTATCCGTACTCCAGGAGAGAAGACTGCTTTCGAAGTACAGACACTACAGAACTCAGCGTCACGTATCTTCGAACACAAGGCTGCACACTTCGAGCGTACCTTTATAGAACCTATATTGAATACTATGCTTGAGATGGCTAGACGTTATATGAATAGGTCTGACACTATTCGTATACTAGATGAAGAACAAGGCTTTACTAAGTTTATGGACATAAGCCGTGAAGACATTACATCTAGTGGTAAGATTGTACCAGTAGGGGCAAGGCACTTTGCTGAACGTGCTCGAAGATTGCAAAACCTAATTCAAATGGCTGCAGTAAAAGCACAAGACCCAACTGTTGCACCGCACTTGTCAGGTAAAGAACTTGCTCGTATCATTGCCTACGAACTTGGTGAACCTACCCTGTTTGCAGATAATGTTGCAATAAATGAGCAGATGGAAACACAATCTAAAGTTCAAGACCTACAAGCTGCAAATGAAGAAAGACTAATGGAAGCACAAGAAATGGGGATTTAATATGCCAGGAAAAGGTCAACCATATAAGAAGAAGGCTCCTAAGAAGCCAATGCCTAAAAAACCAATGCCTAAGAAAAAGAAGGTAATGAAATAAATGCACTCAGCTTGGACTAAAGGTCTAAAGGGTGAGGAAAAGAATAAACGCATCGAAGAAGTATTTTACTACAAGAATGCATTCGATGAGTTACAGGAAGTTATCGAACAGACTCTATATAAGAAAGATTCTGTACGTGACTACAGTCCAGGATGGGCTGAAAAACAGATTGCCGTTAATGAGTACAATGCTGCTCTATACGACATTCTAAAACTAATAGACCTCAACCGTAAGGATCAATTACAATAATGTCAATATTTGATGAAGCAAAGTCTGAAGAAACCCAACCACAGGAAGCTCAGACTACACCAGAGCAGACGCAACAAGAGGAACAACCTAGTGATTCTTATTTGCAAAAGCTCGTAGAGACAAGGGGTGATAACTGGAAAGACCCTGAAGTTCTTGCTAAAGGTAAACTTGAAGCTGATGAGCATATCAAGAACCTTGAGACTCAACTCACACAAATGCGAGAAGACCTCAGTAAGCAAGACTATGCAGCCCAGTTGTTGCAACAACTAGAGGGAAAGAAGGCTTCGGCTCCCACCAACGAAAAACCTCTAGAGTCCAATAACAATAATAATGGTGGCACTAATACTGAAGGTAACACCAACCTTGCAGTGAGTGAGGATGATCTAAAAAGCCTTGTTGAAAAAACTCTAACAGAACGTGAAACGCAAGCTACTGTCCAACAGAATATTGCAAATGTTGATGCAAAGCTGCAGGAAACATACGGTACGGAAGCCCGTACTATTCTGGTTAACAAGTCACAAGAACTTGGTATCAGTGTAGAACGTATGCAAGAACTAGCAGCCGAATCACCTTCAGCGTTCTTTGCTTTGATTGGCGAAAAACAACAGACATTTAAACCCATTACTCAGGGGTCTGTTCGCACAGAGGCTGTTGGAGTTAAATCTGGAGGAGAGCGTGACTTTAATTATTATCAAACTCTTCGACGTGAGAACCGTGGCCTATACTACACACCAAAGATACAACAACAGATGATGGAAGATCGTCAACGTCTAGGTGATAGGTTCGGTGTTTAATCAACATAACTTTAATAAAGGAGATTCAGTATGTCTATGACAACTGGTAACGTGTCTCTCTTAACTCGCTCAGAGGTATGGTCTGGTGAGCTAAAAGAGATTCTGCGTGACGAGATGATGGCACAGAAGTATGTCCGTATGCTAGAAGGTTTTCCTGATGGCGATACGTTCAAGATACCATCAATTGGTCAAGCGCAAGTGGACAACTACGCTGAAGATACAGCGGTTCAGTATCGTCCAATGGATACAGGTCAATTCACATTTAGTGTTGACAAGTATCTATCATCAGCTACTTATATCACTAAGAAAGCTAAACAAGACATGTTCTATATGAACGAAATGGTTTCTCGTTTTGTTCCTGAACAAGAACGTGCTGTAATGGCACACTTCGAAACAACGACTATGGCTGCTCCCGAAGCAGGTGTATCAGCAAACTCCAACGAGACAATCGATGGTGTAGAGCACAGATACGCTGCAGGAGGAACTGGTGCGGTTATTACACTTGAGGACTTCGCTCGTGCTCGACACGCTTTGAAGAAAGCAAATGTACCTGATCGTAACCTAGTTGCTATCGTTGATCCATCAGTAGAGTACACATTGAATACTCTAACAAACCTAACAAACGTGTCAAACAACCCACGTTTCGAAGGTATTGTACGTGATGGTATTGCGACAGGTATGCAATTTGTTGCAAACGTGTACGGTTTTGACGTGTACTGCTCGAACTATCTAGCTGACGTTACTGACAGTGCGTTGCCTACATCTGCAGATGCTAATGTGGACTTCTCATCTGTTAATGGTAAGGCTAACTTGTTCTTCTCTGCAGACCAAAGTGCTGCCCCATTAGTGGGTGCATGGCGGCAAATGCCAGAGGTGGATTACGACTACAACAAAGACTTCCAACGTGATGAGTTTGTAACTACTGCTCGTTACGGTGTCAAGTTGTACCGTCCAGAGAACATGGTTCGCGTTGTATCGAAAACTAACGTCTAATTAAGATAGGGAGAAAGATACATGTCTTACAATAACACAGATGGCCTACGTGTCATCACAGGTCTTGACCAAGGTGCTGCAGTTGATGCAGGTAATACCGCCAGTTCAGAAGTAAAAACAATTGTAATTGATATTGCAGATGCTACGGCTCTAGGGTCTTCAGCTGCAACACCAGTAGCGAATGATCCATTCATTCCTGCTAACTCTTACATCACAGGTGCTCACTTAATGGTGACTACTGCGTTTACTTCAGGTGGTTCAGCAACCTTGGGAATCGGTGCGTATAACTCTGCAGGTTCTGCTATTGATGCTGATGGTATCGATGCAACCATTGCACTTTCAGCCATTAACGCTACAACTAAGGCAGTCGCATGTGACGGTGCTTTAGTAGGTGGTGCGGTAATGACTGGTGCTGCAGATGCATACATTAAACCAAACTACGGAACAGCTGCATTTACTGCAGGTGCTGCTAAGTTGGTTATTACTTACATCGAAACTTAATACTAATAGGTAGCTCCTTCGGGGGCTACCTTCTTTTATGCTCTTGAGGAATTTATAATATGGCAAACGTAAACCATTCAGCACTCTCAGACCCCTATCTTCACGAGCCAAAGGGTGCAGCTGCAGCTAGTTCAGGGGATGTTTATTTAGCAAACGGATCAGGATCAGGAACATGGACTTCAAGACAGTCGATGCTCACTGTTCACTTTGCTGATATATCTGGTGCAAGTAATATATATGTACCTATGCCGTATGCAGGTACTGTGACAAAGATACAAAGTGTTTTAAGTGGAGCAATAGCAGGATCAGATACAACGTTTACAGTTACTAATTCTGCAGGTGCTTCGATGGGAGTTTTAACTGTAACTCAATCAGGATCAGCTGCAGGAGATGTGGACACTTTAGCTCCATCATCTAACAATACAGTAACTGCAGGTAGTTTTATAAAAATAGCTTGTAACGGTGGAGCAACTTCACATAAAGATTGTGTAATAGTTGTTTGTGTGGATGGATCATAATGAAAAGAACACTCCTACAAATAGTACAGAACATCTTATCGGACATGGACTCCGAAGATGTAAACAGCATTAGTGATTCTATAGAAGCAGAACAAATAGCTTCTGTAGTACGTGATGTTTATCTTAACATGGTATCTACAAGGATGATACCAGAACACCAAGAATTAATGAGGCTTGTAAGTCTATCGGATTCTACAAAGCCAACACACTTTCAAGTACCTGATAGTGCTAAAAGACTTGACGTTATTAGATATAATGTTAAAGCAACTTCAGGTACTGAGTTCAGAGAAATAGACTACATAGAACCTTTAACCTTCTTAACATTAAATAACGAAGGTGACGATATAATAACTGTCAACGATGTAAATGGAAGCACACCTATTTTAATTCGTAACGACAAGATGCCAAACTTCTATACATCCTTTGATGATCTACATATTATAATGGATTCTTATGATAGTGCAGTAGACAACGTATTAGCAGAGTCTAAGACACAAGCACTAGGTCACAAGATTCCTACATTTACAATCAGTGATAACTTTACACCAGACGTAGACGCAGTATTATTTCCGTACTTAATAGCTGAAGCTAAGTCTACATGCTTCTCATTGTTTAAGAGTGGTGTAGATCAGAAGATAGAACAAGCAGCACGTAGGCAAAAGTCTTACATGCAAAGTGATATGTATAGAGTAAAGAAAGAAAACAAAAGGCCATACTATGGTAGACGTTAACTTCGATATAAATTATGATAGTAAAACATTAAAAGCCACATGTCCAGAAAAACTAACTACTCCTATCCATGTAAGAAAATCACTAGATGGTTTTATATTCTTTGAGGTCCATGTAGAAAAAGGCAAGGTTCCAGGAGATTTAAGTGGAAAGTATACATCACTAGATAGTGCAAAGAAAGCAATACAAGTATATCTAAACGGAATTACTCCTTCTAAAACAGTTCGAAGAGAAGCGTTTGGTAAGGACTACGAGGAGCGTAAGAAACGAAATGCCACAGAGTCTAACACAAAGGGTAGTTAATACATTTGTAAAAGGTTTGATTACTGAGGCAGGTGAACTTACGTTTCCACCAGATGCTTCAGTAGATGAGCTTAACTGTGATCTTAGACGTGACGGTTCAAGGCGTAGACGTAAAGGTGCAGCTAAAGAAACTAACAACGTACTATCTAGTTTTACTGTAGCTGATTCAGAAGTTACTAAAACAGGAACGTGGTTCAATGTTGGTGGTGAATCAGGTCAAGAGTTTCTAGTATTTCAGAAAGGTGCTACACTTTACTTCTTCAATAAGTCTGATGTACCTTTCTCAGCTAACATAGAAACAGGCACAGTCAACTTAGCTACATACGAAGTAGCAGGTGGTGTTGGGGCAGCCAATGCTAAGTGTAGTTTTACTTCACTTAAAGGAGCATTGATTGTAGTATCTGAAGCTATCAATCCTATTTATGTTGAGTACAATAACGTAACAGAAGCTGTCACAGTAAGCCAGATAAGCTTTCGTACTCGTGACTTTGATTGGCAAGGTGACACTACAACATATGATGAATCTAAAACAAGTCCATCTGACGCTCGTAAATATGATACAGAGAATGCAGGATGGGTTGCACCTAATGGTGATACTGCTTTAAGTGCGTATCAATCAGCTAACTCTAGTAAACACCCACCACTCACACATGCTTGGTATGCAGGTAAGAATGCGAGTGGTACATTTGACGCAGCTGAGTGGGCAAAGGTTTACACAGGTAACAGCCTTACAGGTAATGGTCACTACATACTAGACTTCTTCAGTAAAGATCGTTCTACTGCTTCAGGTATATCTGGTTTAACTACAGAAATAGAATCAAGTAGATTTAAAAGTGTAGCTAACTTCGCAGGACGTGCTTTCTATGCAGGTTTGAACAGTAGTAAGAACTCAGATGTAATACTGTTTAGTCAGTTAATAGATGACTTCTACCAATTAGGTGAGTGTCTACAACAGAACGATCCCACATCAGAACAGATAAGTGATCTTCTAGCTACAGACGGTGGAACTATAAGAATATCTGGTGCTGTCGGTATCAAAGTACTTTACGTTATCGATGCTAGTTTGTATATCTTTGCTGAGAATGGTGTGTGGCGTATTGAAGGTATTGATGGTGTATTTAGCCCTACAGGGTTTGCAGTTAAAAAGATTACTGATGTCGGTATTGTAGATGCAGGTAGTTTTGTAGTAGCTGACGGTTCTCCTATCTGGTGGAGTAAGAACGGTATACACACTTTACAGTTTGATTCTACAAGTGGTAGACCAGTAGAAAACAATCTTACTATCTCTACAATACAAAGATACTGGGATGAAGTTCCTACTGCAGCTAAGACTAAACTAATATCTACCTTCGATCCTATAAACAAACGTGCTTACTGGGCATGGCCTAAACAGGGTGAGACTGTAGAATCTAAAGTAAATAACATTCTTGTTTTAGATGTACCACTTAAAGCTTTCTATCCTTGGTATGTAGAAGACGAAGGAACAACTACAGACTCAATAATAGGCATTGAGTTCTTTACAGGATTTGGAGCAGCTGCTTCTACTTTCGATGTTACTACGACAAACGGAGATGATGTTATAACCTCTGCAGGAGATGATGTTGTATCTATTCAGACAGCTGCAGTAGCTACAGGATCACCTGCAATCATCTTGATTATACGAGATGGTGATACAAACAAAATGACTATGGGTTCCTTCACTGAAGATAACTTCTTAGATTGGGGAACTACAAACTACAGTTCTTTTGCTGAAGCAGGTTACGACTTTATGGGTGACTTACTTCTAAGAAAGAATGCACCTTACATTACAACATACATGAGACTAACAGAGTCAGCATGGGAGGGTAACGAAACAACTGGATACGCTCCAAACAATCCTTCTTCAATGCTAGTGTCTTCTTTCTGGGATTTTAAAACTAACTCATCTAGTACTGCACAACAAGCATACAGATTGAAGTCAATGCCAGTAGTTGATTCTACTAACTTATTAAACTTCGACTACCCTGAGTCTGTCATTACAACAAGAATGAAGTTAAGGGGTAGAGGAAGGTCAATGCGTATAAAGTTCGAAAGCGAACAAGGTAAAGACTTTATACTTTTAGGTTACTCCGTTTTAGGTGGACGTAACAACACACATTAACAGGAGACTAAATGTCTTATACAATACGTGACGCTAACCATAGCGACATCTTAGATATTACGATTGCAGCCAAACTATTCTCTAAGGAAACTAACCATCCTGCTCTAAATACAATAAACCCAAACAAAGTAGCTGCGACATTACAACAATTAATAGATAACGAAGCAGGTATAGTTAAAGTTGTTTGCTTCAATAACGAGATAGTAGGAACTATAGCAGGTGTTATCACTGAACTACCTATCAATGATCTTGTAGTTTCTCAAGAACTAATGCTATGGTTAGAACCATCACACAGAAATGGTAAGACTGCTCCTAAACTCATTGATGAATACGTCGAGTGGTCTAAAACAAAAGGATGTAACTACGCAAGACTTTCTGCTCTTGATGTGGTATTAGACGGTAAAGCAGGTATTCTATTTAAACGTAAAGGTTTTAAGCCAATAGAAACTGCATATATAAAGGAATTATAATATGGCTGTATTTACTGCGATTGGTGCTATAGCAGGTGCTATTGGAGGTGCTGCTATCGGAGGTGCTATAGGTACTGCTTTAGGTGTAGGAACCGCAACCGCAATAGGAACTCTTTCAACAGCTGCAGTAATTGGAGGTGTTGTTGGAGCAGTAGCAGGTGGTGTAATTGGAAGTAAAGTAGACAAGAAGTTTGAACAAGCTCAAACTGCTATAAACACGGCTACAACAACAGGTGAACAAATATCAGAAATAACAGAAGAGGTGACTACCCTTGGAACTGCTCAAGTAGGTATACAAAAAGAAATAATACAGACAAGGTCTGAACAAGATAAACTTGCTGTACGAAGACAACGAAGATCAGCTATACGAGAAGCTCAGATAGTAAGAGCACGACAACGAAACGTGGCACAAGCTATGGGTGCTCAAGGTTCAGCTGTGTCTGGTGGTGCTGCATCTATTGGTTCAGAACTATCAGCTGCACTAGGATACTCAACACAACAGTCTGGTTTGTCTCAACGAATTACACAGAAAAGTCAAGAGTCAGCCGACATTCAAGGACAGATTAATGCTCTGTATGGAAAAGCTAATGTTCTTCAAGGCCAACAGCAACTATCTCTAGCTCAAGCAGGTTTGTATCAGTCTCAAGCTATGAACATGTTTAGTATTGCTTCAACTGGTTTTAGAACTGCATCTTCGTTTATTTAATAGGATACCTTTAAATGGAAAACCTTAATAGTACGTTTATAGACTACGATGGGAGTAAGTTCCTTGATGAGTTTGAAACAGAAGAACAGATAGATACAGCTGTTAAGACTGACTCTGAACTTGATGAGATTACTGTTACTACAGGTACTCCTCATAACGATACTAAAATTGCTAAACAAGATTTCATAGATCAGAATCGTCCACTAGAAACATATGCTCAACAGCGTCTAGATTATCTTGACGTTGATCCTCAGAGGTTCGCAGAGAATATAGATCAGTACACTCAGAAAGAAGTAGACTTTCTAGAGAATCCTAGTTTCTTTTACGAGCAAGCTTTAGCTTTAAAAGACCCAGATATTAATCTAACAGATGTACGTATTGCATCTAATAATCGTATTGCACAAAACGTAATAGAGAAGTACGAGTCTCAAGAAGAAACTGGTGCATTAGATGCTATCTTTGACTTCGGGTCTATGGCTTTACATGAGTTTGTAACCTCTCCTAAAACTTTATTAACTGAAGATGAGTTAGAAAAACTAGGAGAAGAAGTTCTTAGTGCTAAGATTACAAAGACTCCTAAAGAGTTTGATGAGTGGTTTAACACTTTCTCTGAAGACTACATGAGCAAAGGTCCACGAGATGATAGCTCTTGGAGATTGTCTCAGTTAAAAGAAATAGTAAACAACAATGGATTCAGACCTGGCTCATCTAAGGCTTTAACTAAAGCTTTCGCTGTGCTAGATGCTGCAGGTTTAGGAGTTATAGGTAAAAACGCAGTAAAACTTACTATTAAAACTGCAAAGAATAAAACATTAGTAGGCCGTGTTGCAACTAACGAAGGTCCAGAGAATGCAGCTAATGTTGCTGAAGATGTATTAAACAACAGACTTGATCCTGAAGTAACTTCAGATGTTGGACCTGCGTCATTAAATCCACACTTTGATGAGGTGTTGCCTTCTGAAGGTTCTGTGGCTAGTAGGCTTTTAGAAAACAAACTTGTTCAGAATATAAAGTTTTACTATAACAACAATGCGATAGGACGTGTTCTACCTGAAGCTGATGTAGCCAGACTTGCTGCAGAGGCAGGTGCTAAAATGAAGAAAACATTTGGCAATCCTATATACAGAGGAGTACACGGAACAGATCAAGGAGTGTTCTATACTGATGGTAGTCTAGGTAACTACACAGTAACTGCTTTGTTTGGACGTAAGACAGATGGTCAAGCATTCAAAGCAACTTCAACAGGTAAACCATCCCAAGGTGCAAAGCAAGCAGCTGAACGTGCTCAAGGTGAGTTGATTCCTATAAAAGATGGGGATGATATTACAGGTTACGTAATACAGAAACGTGAGAATCTAAACCTAGCAAAAGAGATTCCAGGAATAGATGACGTCTTTGAAGGTGCTATGAACCTAGAGCGTAATGCTATACGCACTATGATTAACGATTGGATTGCACCTGTAACCACACCGATAGCTCGTGTGTTTGGTTCTGCTTCTACTCGTGGTTTAGAAAACACAAAGCAACTAGCATTGCTAGGGGAAGGTGCTGCGGCTGCTATAGGTAAGCTTGTTAAAGATGCAGCAAGACCAATAGAAGCTTTGAATAACTCTGATCGTGCTGCTCTAGCTTTTATTACTCGTACTCTACGAGATGATCCTCTAGAATCAGCTAGACGTGGATGGTACAATACAGAAGAGTTTGCTAATAAGTACCTTGAGTTTACAGGTAAACAAGCAACACCTCAAGTACGAAAGGCTTACGAGTCTTTAGTTGAAATCAGTGATGCTTCCTACTTACTACAATCAAGTAACGTTATGCAGAGGTACGTGCAAAAAGGCTATCAAGCAATTAAGATGCCTAATGGTTTTAAAGTACCTGCTAAAGCTCTTTCAACTAATGCGTCTGTTCCAGAGAATGCAAGAATACTAGACATTGTAGATAACCAGACAACATACAAAGAGTTTTTAGAACCTAAAGCACAGGTATGGAGACTAGATAAAGAGTACGAAGGTTACGAATATATTGTACGTCCTAAGTCTGTTGACTCACTAGACCCTTCAGATGTTATGGGTTACAACGCAGGTGGTCCTAGAACTAATCCATTTTCTAAATGGTTTATAGTAGCAGGAGACTACAACAGAGGTAGAGTAAAAACTTGGTTATCTACTTTTACTGAAGAAGATGCTGTAACAGCTGTACGTGAAATAAATACTATAATCGCTAACAGAGGTAAAACTAACATAGACGATATAGTAAAGCAGAACAACACTTGGAATCCTGACATTGAAACGTTTGATGATTTAGAAAAGTTCGCTAAAGAAAACGGATGGGATTTAAATACAACAGGTACACTGCAACCTAAAGAACGTAACGTAGCTATACAATCTTTAGATGGTGATGATGATGCTTTTAATGGTATGTCTTTCGGAGACTTCATTGAGAATGACATGCGAAGAGGAGATAATGTTCTACCCCATTACGGTGGTGGTAAAACTACAAACCACGATCCTACTGCTAATATTGTAGCAGGTATTAATAGCGCAGCTAATGACTTTAGTTACAGAGCCTATACTTTGAATGCTATGGTAAGTTGGGTAAAGAAAGCTAAAGGAGTATCAGGCATACGTTTACCTGCAAACATTCCTGAAGATGATTACTACAATCTATTTATGGGTGCTCAGTTTACAGGTTCGGGTAAAGAAGTTACTCGAATGAAAGAGATATGGAACATTGACCGTAGACGTATGAATGTTAAACGTGCTGATGAAATAGCAATGCGTAGTTTAGGTGAATCTGCAGCTAACTTTGTGTACGCAAGAACAGGTAAAGAACTTGACTTTGGTGATCCAACTAACTTAATGTTGAAGATTGGGTTTCAAACTAAGTTTGGTTTCTTGAATGTAAAACAGACTATTGTTCAGGCCTTTCACGCCACATCTATTATGATGATCTCACCTACGCATGGACCTAGAGGTGCAGGTATGGCTTTGACCATGAGATACTTGTACGCTTTTCCGAATGCGATAGATGGAAGTATTACTACGTTAGCTAAAAGGTACAATCTTACCGAAGATCAGATTAGAGATGTAATGACATATGTTCGATCCTCTGGACGTATGGACTTAGACACTGAGATTGCTGAACTTAACACTGGATATGGACGTGGTATCTCTGGCTTTGCAGGAGAAGACTACACACCTAGTAAGTTAGCAAACGCTTGGGCTAACTCTAAGAAAGCAGCCTCTAAAGGAATGGAGTACGGATTAGTTCCTTTTCGTGAGGGCGATAGACTCGCTAGGTTAACTGGTACTTATACTGCTATTCTTGAGTACATGGCTAAGAATCCAGGAGAATCTATACTTACAGCAAAAGCTCGTAGACAAATAGCTGCTCGTGATAGTGCTCTTAACTTTCATATGTCCTCTATCTCAAATGCTTCTTGGCAAAAAGGTGTGTTACGTTTACCTACGCAGTGGTTGTCTCACACAATGAGATCAATGGAGATGTTGTTCAATGGTAAAGAGTTTACTGTAGCAGAACGTGCTAGACTAGGTGCTGTTCTTGTGCCTATGTACGGTGCTGCAGGTTTTGGATTTGCTAGTGCTGCAGATTACATTGCAGAAAAAACAGGTATGTCTGTAGACAACGAGTTCTTCACATTCTTAAAATGGGGTCTTGTTGACGGTGTAACAGACGTTATGATGACTGATGAGAATGGACGTGTAGGTACAGGTCTTACTACAAGCTTTGCACCTGCAGGGCAGATCAGAGACACTATAAGAAAGATAAATGAAGGTAGATTTCTAGAGGTATTAGGTGGCCCTTCTGCTCAGATTGGTTCTGACATTGTAATGAGTATTATAGATACCGCAAACAATCTTGCTGATGGTAATGCAACACTTGTAAATGAGTCTACTATGAAGACTTTTCGTAACATTACAACTTTAGATAACATAGCCAAAGCAGTAGGTATCTTTAATAACAAAGAATATCGTAGTAAAACAGGGGCTACTGTTCCAGGAGAGATGACAACAACAGAAGCTATCATGGTTGGTGTAGGAATTAGTCCTTTAAAAGTACAAGAGTTTTACGCAACTAAGTCTATAATCTACAATGATGATAGGAAGTTACGTAAAGAGAGGAGAGCTATAAGTAGGTTAGCAGATAAAGCACATACTATGATCAGATCAGGTGATCCTCAACAGTACGAAGAAGGATTTGAAATACTACGTGGGTTAAACCTACGTATAACTAATAGTGGTGCTCCTTACGCTCTTCAACAATCTATGTATAGATCGTTAGTAAAACCGATTGATGATGAATTACCACAGTTGATTCTAAAACTAAGTAAATACGATAGAGCTAAGATGGCTGAACGTCTAGCTTCAACATTAGGGAACTAGTATGGCACAAGATATATTCGCACCTAAGTCTTCTTTTAACATAGGCTTTGAAAAACCACAAGAGGGTGTAGTAGATAACACTGAGAAGATGAAGTCTGACTTTCAAGCAATGTCTTTAGGAGCACAGGCTAGGGCTGTTCAAGGACAAGCTTCTTTTGAAAGGTCACAGACTCAAGCTTTTAATGCAGGTATACAAATGGTAGGTCAAGCCTACGATATGTACGACACGGCTAGAGAAAAAGGTGCAGTGTCTAGGTTGTTAAGTGATATAGACAATGTTGATGCAAAGGCAGATCAGAACGGAATGTCTTTTGAAGAAAGACGTAGTGCGTATAGTTCAGCTGTAAACAAAGCTGCGTCCACACTTCCTGGAGGGTATTCTGATCTAGCTAAGTATAACACTACACTAAAAGCTAAGACAGGTATGGACTTTGGAGACATACAAAAGACTACAGCACAGACTCAGTTCGAAGCTATGCAGAAAGACCCACAGTTTATTACTGCATACGCTGCATCTAAGGTTATTCATCCAGAGTATACAGAAGACCAGAGATTAGCTTATGCTCAGAACCACGCTGCAGAGTCAGCTGCTACAACCTTGATGGCAACTACTGTAAAGAATAATTCACTTACTGAGTACTACACTAAAGTACAACCTAAGATTGGTAATCAGGTTAAGAACTTAGATATAGCTCTCATGGCTTCTATACAAATAAAACAAGACAGCGGTGCTCCTATAACCACAATGGATATAGAAGAGCTAGAAGTTCGAGTATCTGAAGCTCAGAGATTAATAGATTTATCTATACCTAACTTTGTTCCTGAAGAGGAGAGAGCGCAGTATGATGAGTACTTTACTAATTTAGGTAATTTTTTAAGTGAAGTAAAAGATTCTAAAGAGCCAGATAAAATTGTAAAAGGTATATCATCTTACTTAGCACAGACAGGTGGAACTATTGCAGATGTAGTGGCAGGTGCTAACTTGTTAAATGCAAACTTGTTAACTAGTCAGGCAGGTATTGAACTACATAAAGCTTTAACTGATAAGATGAGTGACGGAACTCTAACGGCTGCTATGTTAAGTAAGGGAAGTTTAGGTAATATCTTTGATACCTTAGTAGAGGCTCGTAAAGGAGATGTTATAGGTCCAAACACCATTATGACTAAAGAAGAATTAGATATTGTTTTTAGTACAAAAGGACTAACTCCTGAAGATATGATGAAAGAGCGTAATCTAGGTTTGAATATGATAAAAAGCTTAGAGGTTTCTGACATTGCTACTGATAAAGGTAGGCGTCAACTTGTAGCAGGTATAGCATCTACAATAAAAAGTTTAAACAATCTTGATCTACAACAGACAGGCTCTAAGTTAAATGAGATTATAGTAGATTCTGGTCTTATTGAGAAACTAAACCTCTTAGACAGTTACGATACTGCAACCGCAAACCAGATACGAACACTAGTAAACAGTGCAGTAACCAATAACCTTAGATTCTCTGAAGCTAAAGTAACTTCTATGGAATCAACTGGACCTAGTGGAGCAAAAGGTTACACTAATCGTAACCCTGATCTTGAGTGGGATGAAGCTACGCAGACTTACTATGCTACAAATGAAGAATACATAAGAGTTAGTTTAGAAGGTGATCCTCAAAACGCCTCTAGAAACTTACTTAACGGTAAACTAGCTCTTCCTCGTAATTCTTATTCAGCTAGTTTTAAAGACATTCAAAGAGCATATAAACACAGAGATGTACTAAAAGCTGCTAACTCAATACTTTCTAAAACTACAGTACAAGAGGTAGATGAACCCTCTGTTGATGTAGGTGGAGCACCACAACAAATACAGTCTGACGTACTAGACTTTATCAAGAGTGGTGAAGGAGACTACACATCTAGTAATCGTGGCACAGTAGGTGATGATATTATTGGTACTCAGCTAAATGGCACTACAAGAGGTGGTAAGCTTTTAACTGAAATGACAATAGGGGATATTAAAGGATACCAGAAAATCAAAGACCCTAACAATGTTAATAGATTGTTTGCTGTAGGTGCTTATCAACTTACGCCTGACACAATAGACAAGGCTATGAAAGATGCAGGGTTCAATGACAACACAGTATTCAGTGAAGATGTTCAGGACCGTATGGGTCTAGCTTTGATTCTAGGAAGTAAACGTCCTAAACTAGCTGCATATATAAAAGGCGAGTCTGATGATATTAATTCTGCTATGTTAGAGTTCGCTAAAGAGTTTGCATCTATACCTGATCCAAACACAGGTAAAAGTTACTACAAAAAAGGAAACAAAGCTAAACATACTGTAGCAGAAACTAAACAGATACTACAGAAAGCAAGAGAAAACTACGCATCAGGTATAATAAGCGAGGAGATGCTAAGAGAAGGTGAGATGAGTGTCTCTGATGTGTCTGCTATGGCTGAAGAAGCAATCGAAAAGGGTGAAGTAAAACCAGAACCTAGACCTGGACCTATCACTGAAAGCTTACGTCCACAAGCTAGACCTGAACTTGTAAACGCAACTCAAGCTCCTTGGTACACAGAAAGCAAGCCAGGTAAAATAGAGAAATTTCTTAAAGATGTTAAAGATAAAACAGGACTAACACTTAACTTATCTGAAATACCATACTTTTCAACAGAGGAAGAAGCTCAAACAGCTGTAGATTCTGGAAGATTACAATCAGGAGAGTTTATTTTTATAGGAACAAGGTTCGATGAGGTAGAATAATATGGGTTTTAAAACTATAACTTCCATAGAACTACCTTCAGATGAAACATCTAAAGCTACGTTTAAGAATATATTAGATATAGGCTCTGATGTTGTAGAAACTGTAGGCGGTGCTGTTAGTTCAGGTGTTGATAAGATGCAGCAACTAGGTGAGAAAGCCCTAGAAGGTGTACAGATTGCATCATCTACGCCAGTAAGAACTATGCTTTCAGATGTGTTTGTTCCTAGTTTTCTAAAAGGTGACATCGATGAATCTAACTTTAGTCCTGAATCTGTAGATATTCTTAAACAAGCTGCAATAGCTAAAGGTATAAAACCTGGACAGAGGATTAAACTTGGTTACGAAGACTACAATAAGTTTGGTGCTGAACTTTCTGCTAGATTTGTTAGTGGTCAGAACGAAGATGCTCAAACACTAAAAGAAAAACTAAAGAATCTAAAACCTGCAGACGAAGTTAAGATGACTCTTGGTGAGGTCATGGTAGAGGCAGACGCAGATGGGAACTTAGTTGCAGTAGATCAGTACGACTTTAACAACTGGGCATTCTACGGTAAAGGTAAACAGAAAGACGGTAAGTATCTATCATATTCTGCAGATGAGTTCGAGAAGTCAGGACTAACTTTCTTTGAAGCATTGAATGATACAATACAAAACAGTCCATCTGACTATCAAATGGTTAGGAATCTTGCATTCTTGTTTGGTAGTAGAGACTATGAGGGAACAGAAAGAGACACAGGCCGACAGGTCAGACTACAATTAGGTAAACTAGGAGCATAGGATGACATTTAGATTAAGTCAAAGGTCATTGGATAGACTCGAAGGAGTACATCCAGATATGACTGCAGTAGTTGAGAGAGCTATACAACTTTCTAAGGTAGACTTCGGAGTGACGCAAGGAGTCAGAACTTTGGATGAACAAAAAGCTAATGTAGCTGCAGGAAGATCACAAACCATGAGGTCTAAACACTTACTTCAACAAACTGGATTCAGTCATGCTGTAGACGTAGTAGCTTATGTAGGTTCAGACGTGTCGTGGGAGCTAAACTTGTATGATGACATCTGTGATGCTTTCAAAGAAGCAGCTAAAGAAGTAGGGTGTAGTATAAAATGGGGAGCAGCGTGGAGTGAGGGTGACATAAGAACCTACCCAGGAACATCAGAAGATGCTATGATGGCTTATGTAGACCTAAGACGTTCTCAATCCAGAAGACCTTTCATCGATGCCCCACATTTCGAGTTGATGTAATGGAGATGCTTGAACTTATAATGCAGTGGTTAGTCGCTCCTTTAGCAGGAATTGTCTGGTTTTTGTTTATGAAGTCAAGTAAGAACGAAAGAGACATTGCAGTACTCCAAGCACAGTATGAAGCTAATAGGTTAGCCTACGACAGAGAGATGAAAGAACTAAAAGAAACTGTCAAGGCAATCTTTAATAAACTAGATAGTATAGAACAAGCACTAAGAGATAAGTAATGGACCCAGTAAGTTGTGTTATGATGGCATCAGGTGCTTTCAAAGCATTGAAGGGTGCTATTGGTGCAGGTAAAGACTTGCAAGAAATGACAGGTCAGCTTGCCAATTGGGGTAAAGCTTTCTCTGACTTTACTAACTTAGAGGAACGAGAAAAGAATCCTCCTTGGTGGAAGCAGACATTCAAAGGTAGTGACGAAGAGACTGCTCTAGAGATATTTGCTAACAAGAAGAAGATGGAACAAATGAGGGCTGAGATAAAAGATCATATATCTTGGAACTACGGACCTAGTGCGTGGGAAGAGGTCTTACAGATTGAAGCTAAAATGCGTAGACAAAGAAAAGAAGAACTTTACAAGAAACAGGAGAGAGTAGATGCGATTATTAATTTCGGTATCGGTGGTGTTATGTTTATCCTTGGGGGCGGCTTGCTACTATTGGTATTCTACTTCATCGGCAAACAACAAGGTAGATGGTGATGTGGTTCCTAGTGTGGATGCAGTTCATAGTGGGAACGAATGAGTTCGAGTACTACCAAGTAGGTACATACGGATCAGAAGAAGCCTGTAAAGAAGAGATGGTAAGAGCAAGGGTGATGGTAACGAATAGTAAATCAGCGGTACATTGCTTTGAGGTTGATAGAAGTAAATAATAAGTTTGTAGTATATGATAAGAACGGTAATGTTATAATAATTACTCGTAGTAAAAACATTGCTATAAAGTATGCGAGGAATAATGGCACACACAGTAATTGATGATTGGAAAATTATACCAAGGCTAATGATGTTGGCTGTAACTATACTAACATATCAGGCTGTTCATTGGTATATGGCTTTGCCTGATCCGACAATACAACAGTCAGGTCTGGTGTCAGTCTGTATGGGTGCTCTGACAGGGTGCTTTGGTATATGGATGGGTAAAGAATCTAAGACAACAGTAACTCCAACGAGGGTAATCCATGAGGAATCTTATAGCAAGTCTGATTCTAGGTAGCCTACTAGCAGGTTGCATGTTGAATCCTATGAACCTACTTGGTGGTGGAGGTGGACCTAGTGTCAATGCTAATACACAGGCAGGTAAAACAAACTCACAGACAGTAGGTAACTCTACAAATACAGATCAAGAGATTAGCTTACAGACTCTTGAAGGGAACCTAAATCAAAGTAACGATAAGAATAAAGTAAGTACTGATAGTGTGGAGAACATAAATATAAATGAGATACCACCCTGGGTATTGATACTTCTAGTACTAGGTTGGTTAGCACCTAGTCCACAGGAAATGGGACGTGGTTTACTTACTCTTATAGCAACACTAAGGGGAAAGAAAAATGGCAGCACGGCTTAACAAGTCAAAGATGAAGTGTAATAGTCCTAGAGCTACACCCAAACATCCTACTAAATCTCATGTAGTAAAGGCTTGTGTCAATGGAAAAGAAACTGTTATCAGGTTTGGTCAGAAAGGTGTCAGAGGAAGCCCTAAAGGTTCAGCTAGGAATAAGGCTTTTCGTGCACGACATGCTAAGAATATTAAAAAGGGAAAGATGAGTGCAGCGTATTGGGCTGCTAAAGTAAAATGGTAAAAGGATAAATACAATGAAGACAATAACTATTAGTATAGTAACGGTAATGGGCTTTCTTGCGATAGCAGCAACTAAGGTATCATCTATGGATTTTTCTGTAGTAGGGCAAACGTTGTCGATAGGTGCAGAGACTGACCTAAACTACACTACTGGTGTAGAAGAATGGGAATGGGAACTGACCCCATCTGCAGGAATAACTGCATTGGGTATTGGTCTAAGTGTAGCTACTGATATTGATATGTTAGAGCTAGAAGAAGGAAACATCTTTCAAGGTCTAGATTTCACTGCAGACTACGAAGTACCTAGTACAAACATCAATCTATATACTGAAGTTTCAACAGATGCAGACCTAGAGTTTGGTGATGTAACTGTAGGGGCTAAGTTTAACTTCTGATGTGGTTAGCTATAGTAATGTTCTGTATGTCACCTACCAATTCAGCAACGTGTACTCTGACAGTCAACAATGAAAACTTATACAGAACTAGAGAAGAATGTCGTATAGAGATGCGTAATATGGTAGATATGTTTATTTCAAGAGGTGTCTTTTCACAAGGAACATGTGTAGAAATAGGAGTTTCAACATGAAGATAGTAAAATGGTTATGGAGATATTTAAAAAGAATAGGGTGTGCAATCTTAAATAAGAATTGTGGTCCTGACTGTAACTGTAAGGTAGGTTAATATGGCGAGTCCTACACCTACAAAACCTGCTCTGTGGTCTAGAGCCAAGGCAGAAGCTAAGAAGAAGTTCAAGGTCTATCCTTCAGCATACGCAAATGCTTGGGCTGCTAAGTGGTACAAGTCTAAAGGTGGTGGTTGGAAAGGCAAGGACAACAGAGTAAAGAAGAAGAAGTAATATGGCTAAAGAAGGTCTAGGTAAATGGTTCAAAGAGGATTGGCGTGATGTCAAGACAGGTAAAAAGTGTGGAAGGTCAGGGAAGAAAGATAAACGCAGAGGCTACCCTGCGTGTAGACCTAAAGCAGTTGCAGGAAAAATATCAAAGAGTGAAGCCAGAAAGAAAACAGGACCAAAGAGAGTCAAGTGGTCAGTGACCGCCTCTGGTAAGAAAAGAAAAAAGAAATAAAATAAACCCCC